GAATTGCGTTATAGTTATCATTGACTCTCATGAATGACCCACGAAACTTCGGAAAATGCGGATTAGGATTGGACATGCACATTCTAACATATCTCGCATACGCTCTATCATCTGAGCTAACCAACTTTAATACGTAGGATTTGTCTTTTCTCCACCAAACGTTAGCATACAACCCATGACCTAATTTTTGATATCCTGCTTTTTCTAGAATATCCTCAGCCGTCCGCTGATCGGGACGTGTTACTTCTGTTAACTCTGATTCATTTAGGAGTTCTTGAATCTTCATGACTATAACTTCTTGATCAGAACGCCGGCCGGTCCCAGCTTAAACGGAGAAACCTCAAATTTATCACCCAACACAGATTCTACATACTGCTGTAGTTCTTTTGTAGTAAATCCTTTTTGGTAAGTGCCGGTACTTGTAACAATGCTCATTGGCTCAGGACCCGGTTTACCTTTAGCGTCAAGAACATCTCTTCCGCGCGTTGTAATCAGAGCTATGCCACCAGACTTCAACACTCTACCAATATGTTTTACGATTTCTTTTCTGGTCTTAGGTGGAACCACATTCAGTACATTGAAGTTCGTTACCTTTTCATAGCTGTCATTAGGAATGTCTGCTGCATGAGCATACGTAGGCGTGAACTTACCTTTAGGAAATGGTTCGTAAGTATCTGCACCAAGAATGTAACTACCGTGTCCTAACCCTGCACCGAAATCCAAAACTTTACCATGCGCAGAGTGAGTATCTAAATGTGCCTTAGCTTTTGTATAGGTAGGAGCGGTTCCACTAATCTGAGTTTTTTGTGATTTCTCAGGATCTGGAAATTCAAAATCTTCTACCGATTCAAATAGTTCTTGGATTTTCATGTATAACCGTTTACATCATAACCCTGTGATTCTAGGATCACGGGCGGCGCCATATATCGGTTTATTGTTTCGAGACGGACTTTTTATATTTGATTTCTTTGATATTCGGTACCTAATTTTTCTCAATGCTCTATCCAGTCGTTGGCGTATTCCTCCGCGGTTTATACCAAGCTTTTCTCCTATCTGCTCTAGAGACATTTCAGGGACTCCGATACCAAAAGCCATTCTTACTAGGCGTTCTTCCAATGGATCTAGATCAAGCAAAATAGAATTGACTATTTTACGAACATCAGCAGCTTGGATGGCTGCGTTAGGATCTTCTTCAGAATCTGGAGTATTATAAGCTTTGTGTATTAGCGTAGTAATCTCTTGTGGATCGTCTACTATTTCCATTGGTTCTGGTAGTTGCGGTCCCTTACCAGAGAAAAAAGACCGTTGAAAGTTTGTGGGACCAAGCTTGCTGTCATCGTCAGGATTGTTGTTCTCATTGATTATGTCAATGTATGTTCTGAAAAGGTCTGCGCTCATGAATAACCCCGTTTTAGTTATTTATCGGTGTTTGCAGTTATCACCGTACAATTAATCAACATACGGTAAATATGATTCCATCACAAAACCATTTCCACTAAACATTGGCCAAGCTGAGAAGTCTCCGGTATTCTCTAGTATGAGGCGCCAATCTGTTGGATTCAAATAACTATAATAATCATCTAATGTATCTAACGAGAACGGTTCTTTCTTATTAGTTTTGACATTATACCAATACTTGTCAAATCTACTCAATCCTTTAACTACTTCCTGCATCATTTTAGAATGTACTTGCCCTATCATTAACGGTGAACGGTTCAGCCTAGTTTTAAAAAACCATAACATCATGGATAAAAGTTTATTACCCCTGTGTTCAGGACTGACATAAACATCATCAACTATGTTATCAGTATCAGATAGTGAGCAACAAGCAATTAGGGTTGTATCATTCCACATAGAATAATAAATTCCGTCTTGTAAAACCTTATAGTTTTCTATGTCGGCTATATGCTTTCCGTGTTTATACCAATGATCTTTGTTCTTGTTTGCAAATTGTTCTGCTTGTAGCGAAAGATCCGGACCTTTCATGTTCATTTCAGAAATTTTCATTAGAGGTTTCCAGTATTCGGTTATTGGTTCTTCTTCGTTATTCAGTTTACACGTCTTTCTGTTTACAGTTATCACCGTGCCAGCGAGCAAAAGTTTAATACTCTTTAATTGATAAAATTGCTTCAGGAGGAATATGACCTTGATACATACACTGATCAGTCTCGCTTAGACTTTCTTGCCAATCATCAACTGTAGTATGATCCAAATCAGGCATCATACGTTTCATATCAAGTTTAGATAAGTCAACAGTGACAACTGTTAGGTGTTCATTACCTGTTCTGTCTTGATCTGTCACGGCATAATCTACCGCTTGTTCAGGATTATCAGTAAGAAAAACTGATTCATGCCTAGCAGGCAGTAATCCATGTTTCCTGATATCATCAGGAGACTCTGAAGTCCCGTGCCACAACACAGTATGACTAGAAAGATTTTCTATTATAATCATTAAATCACGCATAACGATATTTATAGTTCCTTACAGTTACTACCGTGCCAACGTTTATACATTCCAACACTCACAGTTTTTCCGCAATGCTGGCAAGTTACCTTTTGCTGCGAAGGATGTCTTCCTTCTGCTAGTCTTTTTAGATTACTTTCCGAACCAAGAAAATTATGTGTGCCTTCTTCTACTCTCTTGTTATTTAGGTCTGGCCCTAGAAAGTTATGACGGCCTTCTTCAACCAGTTTCTTATTGAGTTTGCCGTCAGCATTAGGACTCTTGCCATTTTGCCAATGATGTGTCCCCTTCTCAGCATTTAATGTTGATGGGTTATTTGTGATAGAGTTGTGTGTACCGTTCTTCATTGCTTGTTTCGCATTCCTGCCATCTTTGTTTGGATTTTTATCACCTAATAGGTTATGTGTGCCATCACTTACCATTCGTTTCTGAGGAGCACTAATTTTTTCATGATATAGCGGATCACTTCGTGTCCAATGATTATCTCCTGAGAATTTCTCAACCGTTTCGGGATTTTTCATTGGATTTGCTGCGCCTGTTGCCCAACCCGTACTAGCATTGCTAATATTCATGCACTTACTATTACCAAAATGTTCTTTTAGATATGCGTTTTCTCGCTCAATCAATTCCTCAAACGAATCCACAAATTCTAATATTTCACGAGTAAGTGTTTCTTTCTTTTTAATCTGAGAAACCCATCTACCTGAACCCATGTAACCATCATTTAGGTTGTCAGTGCTATGTCTGCCTATATAGTATTTGCCATTGAGGTGCGTAGTTTTGTAAATAAAGTGTTTCATATCTTTATTTATCATAATCTGCTGCGTTTGTCAATATTTAGACAAAAGAAAAGGGGACATTTCTGTCCCCTTTTCCACCTTGTATAACTTTCTAACAGTTATCACTGTAACGTGATCTATTGGAATGTTAAATTTTGGACCGCAATTTCGCCAACGTAATCAGCGGCATTCCCAAAACTGCTGGCAGTATTCGTCAATTCGATGTAGCCATAACGTGTCATGAATGAAACGACTGGCTCGAAAGTAGTCGGATCAAGAACGACGCCAGATGACATCAACGGAATGTATGGGCAGTAGAATGCTGCTGCGTCAGTTTCCGAAGAACCCTTGTAGCCTACGAGTACTGGCTGAGTGTCTGGAGCATAGCTGTTAACGAAAACGCGCATTGCACCGTTCAAAGTACCAACGAACTTAGTGTTAGTTGGGGCTTCGAAAGTACCTTCAGTAGTACGTGCGAAAGCTGAAGTAGTTGCTGACTGAAGAACAGTCAAGGAAGCTGGAGATACAACAGCCCAGTTACCTGCACCACGACGAGTGCGTTGTGCGATCAAGTTAGCAACACGGTTGATGAGTACTGCAAGAGCAGCGTGTTCGTCACCAACGTAAGTAGCTGTACCTGATACAGTTGCTTGGTTGTAAGTATATTCAGTTGACGCTAGAGTTGCGAGTGAGAGCAAGATTTCTTGGTCGATTTCAGCAGTGATTTCTTGTGCAAGCGCTGCCATGATTTCTGCTTCAAC